GAGTGGTGAAATCGTTTTCCACCCCCCTTTTGTAACTTTTTTGTAACTTTTGCTTTATCACAGTAAAGTTCATATCATAAAAATTTAACAAATTGCTTTATTAAGTTAAAGAAAATTGGTTTAACTAATTAAAGTATATTGAAAATAATTTATCAAATTTTCTTGTCAAGTATATTTGTTAAAGTAGATAGTAAATAAAATTCAATTTACTTTCACTAATTAAAGTAAATAGTTAATAAAAGTCAATAAACTATACTAAATAAAAATATTTAGACAAAAACATAAATATTACAAAATAGTTACAGATTTCGACCATTCGATTGTGAAAAAAAAAACAAATAAAGTACTTTGTCATTTTATTAACAATCAAAAATGTATAAAATATGTGTTTGAAAAATTTGTGTGTGAACTTGAAAAATTTTTAAAAAAGTACTTGCAAAATAAAAAATAAAATGTTATAATAAATATAGAATAAAAAAGGGGGCAAAAATGAAGTTAGAAGAATTTAAAGTTTATATAAACCATATGAAAAAAATGGGGTATAATATCTATATTGAAGAATATGATTGTAGTACTTGTATTTTTTATAATGATAATTTAATCATGCAAATATCAAATAATATTTTTTTTAGTTTTCATATTTATTTTAACTATTTTAATGATCTAAATGACAATATAAGAATGAAGTTAATGGTGCTATTAATGAATTTAGCATCTACTAGCTTAGAATATAGATAATGCTTAAAGAATATATAAACGCGAACAAAACTAATAAAATTGATTTTTACCTTGATTTGGAAACTTTTCAGTATAATCTTAATCAAGGTAAAAATAAACCGTCTTTATATAAGAATATGATTTATTCATTGGCGGTAACTTACTTTTACAAAGGAGAATTATATTATAGAAATTATTATAATTTAAAAGATTTTATTGATGAACTTAGTTATTCAACCGATAGTAATAAAAAGTATAAATTTAATTTTATAGCTCATAACGGTTTTAAATATGATTTTCATTTTTTAAGGTGGGAATTTATTTACTATTATAATTTACCTATTGAAAATTTATTTGTATATAGTGCAAATGATAATGCTAATGCTAATACTTCAAAAATTAAAGGAAGTGAAAACGTAATACTTGAAAAACGTGTAAAATCAGCTAATAATTTAGATATGGTAGTATTATTAAATAACTTTACTTTTTATTTTGAAGATAGTTATTTAAAAACAGGTCTTAGTCTTGATTTATTAGGTAAAAAGTTACTAAAAGCGGGCGTAATTGATGAAAGTAAATTAAAGACAACACTTGATTATACTAAATACGATAGAGGCGAAAATTTAGCAAATGAAGATGCAAAGCGTTGGGCTAAAATAGTATTTAGCAATTTAACAGATGATGAAAAAACTTATATATATAATGACGTTTATATATTAGCTTATGTTTACAAGGCTTTTAATGTCCTATTCCCCAATTATGACAAATCAAATAATATTTATACTCAAAATATATTAAATGCTTATAATACTAATCCATTTAGTAGTTATCAGCTTTTACTTTCAGCGGGTAAAAAATTAGATGTAAATTATTCAGAATTTGATTTTGATAATGAAAATTTATACTCTTACTTGAAAAAGTTTTATAAAGGGGGGCTTAATTTTTATAATGATCGTTATATTGGCAAAATATTAGATATAAACGGATTTGCAATTGACATTAATAGCTCATACCCTTATGTAATGTATACTAAGAAAATACCTACTTTTATACATGATTATTATCAAGGTAATGGTAAAGAAAAATCATTTTCTGTTAATTTTACAGACAATTTTTTTAGTATATATAAAGTAAGTAGAAAATATTTTGATGAATTATTAAGCAATTTAAAATCAATTGTAATTACAAAAATGTTAGTAAAGTATTATAATTCAGATGATGAATTTATTTATATTAATACTAATACTTTAAGAATACTTAATGATATAGCAGGGCTTAAAATAGATAAAATATCATGTTATAGTTATATAACTTTTATTTGTAGACCATTTGCAAGTAAAAATGTAATATCAGATAACTATTACATAAAGCAACAAGGTAAAAGCAAGTATAAATTAGATTATAAAAATCCTTTAAACATAAATTTAACTAAAAAAGTAAATGAAAATGTATTTTCTGATGAAGAAATATCCCATAGTAAGGTAGTTTTAAACGGGATATATGGTTTACCAGCTTTAAGAGCCTATTTTAATATTTTTAGATATCAAGGTAATGACTATATAAATTTTGAAAATGGATATAAAAATAAAGAGCGTAACATAGTATTTTCATTATTTGTTACAAGCTATGCACTTTATAATTTATTATTACCATTTAAGTATTTAAGTTGGCTTGAAATAGATACTAAATTTTTATATTGTGATACTGATAGTTTGTATTTTAGCGATTATAACCTTTATAATAAAATACCTAGTTATTTTTTTAACCCTTTAAATTTAGGTGCTTATGGTGTAGATAGTAATACAATTAAAAAATTTTATGTACTTAATCATAAAAAATATTGTTATGAGGATAAAGACGGAATTCATTTAAAATGCGGTGGTGTTCCTTTAAATGCTTTTGATACAAAAGTAAATTTTGATTATTTTGTAAATTATAAATTTAGTAGGGGTATAAGGGTAAAAACAAATAGATCTATTCTTAACTCTGATTATACAATATCTATTTATCCGACTTATATAGATTTAGATGTAGGGGGTATATACCCTACTAGTTGCGTTGAATACTATAATAAGAATAAATTAAATTTTGAAAAAATAAAAAAAGAAATCGAAAGTCAAGGTTTATCAGATGATGCTTTATATATTGAAAGTCCTTTAGGTGCTTACTCAATATCAGACCTTTATCCAATCCATTATCAAGATACAAACCAAAGTATTGATAATTTTATGCTAATTCAAGATTATATAAAGAAAAAGCTTGATAAATATATAATATAGTATATAATAATAGTGTATATAATAATATGTAAAACTACAAGGAGAAATAATATGGCAGATGAAATCAAAAAAGATGATGAAGAAATAAAAGAAGAAGTTGAAGAAGAAAAAGAAGAAGAAATTAAAGAAGATTTAAAAGAAGATACAAATCAAGATGAACTAACCAATAAATTATCATCTTTGCTTGCTGAAATTTCAACAAATACTAAAATTTTAGTTGATCTATTATCAAAAGTTGATGATAAAGAAGAAGTAAAAGATGAAGATGATAATTTGCTTGATGATGTAGATAAAAATATTGTATTTTAGGAGTTATGTATGGAAAATATTAACGAAGAAATAAGAAGAAATACCCGCAACATGATGAAATCATCATATGGAGATGATAAACTTGACAAATCAGCAGAATTAAATTCTTCTATGTCAATTGAGGATAAACCTATGGATGAATATGAAAGAAAATTACACAATTTAGGAGGATCAAATAATGGCATCTAATATAGTACTTGCAACTACCAATGCACTTAAAACCTATAATTCTGATTATAACGTGGCTTGGGACTTTGGCACAAATTGGTCTAATGTGGGAACAGATTTTGAAACTTTTGTAAATAAATATCTATTTCCTAAAATTAATGAAACAGTAGTAGTTGATAAAGTATTAGGTAATCGTTTTAATTGGTTAGCTAAAGAGCAGGATTTTATAGGGCAATATTCTGAAGAATATGTAGTAATGGACACAGTCCCAGTCGCTATGAACCTTACAAAAGCTGAAGAATTAATGCTTAAAAGAAATTACCCTCGTATTGCATCAAAATTATACGGTAGTGGTATACTTAAAAAAGTTAAGTTTACACTTAATAATAATGACGCAAGATTAAATTTTGCGACTTTAGGTGACGGGATAAATTATGCTTTAGCAGTTTATAAAAAAGCAATATCAGATATTAACGTAACTGAAGAAATGGAAATTAAAGCAATGTTGCTTGATTATTGCTTAAATAACACAAAAGTAAAAAAAGAAGTTTTATCTATTGATGATTTAAGTTTTAAACTTTATGAAGCACTTTTGAATATGCAAAATAATAGCTCAAATTACAATGAGGCAAATCTTGCAAGTGGTGGGGGGATTGGCAGATACACAACACAATCAAGTAAAGATGACTTTTTAATTTTAACTACTGATTTAGTAAAAGCACACTTACTGGATACAAAAATTGCTAATACATTTCAAATATCGGGACTTGACCTTACAAATAAAATTATTTCTTTTGATGATTTGGGCGGTACTTATAAATTAACTGCTGATGTAAAAATAGCAAATCAAAAAACTATCCAACATTTTAGATCATATGGTGATTATCAAGTGGCAATTGGTGATGTTTTACCAAAAGGAACTATATTAACATTTCCAGTTACTGGACTAACAGAATTTGCAGAAAGTGTTACAGAAATTAAGCCGGATAAAGAATTATTTGCATATGTTTTTGATGTGAATAAATTAAGATATAAAAGAAATACAAAAAACATGGTGAAAGATTTTTATAACCCAGAATTTGATGAAGTTAATTATTGGATACACTATTACTCTACTAAAGCAATGAGTCCATTTTATAACAATATAGTGTTACAAGGTAAATAATAATGAATGAAATTTTGATCCCTAAATCTACTGAAATAGGGGAGAGAGTAAAAAAGCATAGACTTGCGTTTTATAATATTTTAAATGCACGTTATAGGGAGCTTTTACCCTCCCTTATTTTTTATAAGACAAATTTAGAAAATAATTATATAAATTTTTATAAATTAGAATATAATTTAAGAAATGGAAATTCTGTTGCTGTTGGACTTGACTATAACGATAAGATTAAAGTTTTAGGTACTACAAAAGAAATTTATGACTTTTTAAATAACCCTATACTTACAAAAAAAGATATTGATTTTTTCACTGATATAGTACCAGCAAAGCATTATAAACAAATTACATATTATGATAATTGTAGCACGGGTAACTTTATTGTGGTACAAAATAAAATTAATTCTACTTTGTCAGATTTTTTAATTTTAGATTTTTATTGCGAAGAATTATCAGAGATTGCTTTATCACGTTATAGTGTAATAATGCAATCTAAAATTAATACACTTTTGCGTGGTGAAGTAGATAATGAAACAATAACACAAATTGCAAATGATATGTATAATGGTATTCCCTATATTAAAACGGGTTTAGGTTTTGATCCAGTAGACCAAATAATTACTATAGAAAATAATTCAAGTGAAATTTTAACAAATTTAAAAAAAGAATATAACAACAAGTTATCAGAACTTAACAACATGATAGGAATAAACACAACAAGCACTGATAAAGAAAGTGGAGTAACAAATTTAGAACTTTCATCAAATCAAGGTTACACATCAGCTAATTCGAACATATATTTATCAGCTAGAGAAGAAAGTTTTAAAAGATTATATTTACGCTATGGGATAAAAATCTTGCCATATTTTAATAATTCAGTTAGAGGCGAATTAATGGAGACCAGAGAAAATGAAAACAGTTAGTCTATACGATTATATATCAAGTGAATTAAATTACCTTGAAAATAGCAATTATTTAAGTAAAGATAAAAACTATATAAATTATTTTACCTACAATTACATGAAACAAATCCAGTTATACACTGATCCAGTAAAAAAAATTACTAATGAAAATATTTTTTTATTTAATTGCTTGCCTAACCCTGAACATGATAAGCACTTTAAAAAAATGTTTGTAACTCAATTTTTAACCCGTGAAATAGCTTATCAATCTTTTGAAGTATTTAGCACAAAAGTAGCAAGTGTTTTTTTAGCAAATTACGAACTACTAGCACATTACTATGAAAATATCGATAAAATTTTAGCACAAAATACAGAAAATAAATCCCAATCAGATAACACTCAATCAAATAATCAAAGGTCGATAATATCAACACTTCCCCAAAACGCTATAAATTTAAGTTTTGAAGATGATGATCTTGACTATGCAGATACAAATACAATTAGTAAAAACAGTACATCTAATAACGGATTGACAAATAATGCAACAAAAAATTATAATATAGATACAATGATTAAACATTTAGGTAATAACGTTTTGATTGAAGTTCTCAATCAATTTGATAAAAAATGTTTTTTACAAACATGGTAAAGGAGTAATAAATGCAAAATAAAAAAATTGAAATTGATGATATGCTACCAATTATAGGCGGATACCAAAAGAGTTATTTACCTTACTATAATACAAGGGTAGATTATAACACAAATGCAAGTAGTTATTTTGATTATTTAGCACAATATAATAATATTTTACGAGAAATTGCAAATCAAGTAAACCGTTTAATGGCTCAATCTCTAGACCTAGAAGATACCAAAACAATAGAATATAAAAATACGGGCAATCACTTAGGAACTATAGAACGCTTTGGGGAATACACTGATAATATGAAGATTAGAAGTAATGTAAAAATATCCTCAACACCCCAAAATGCAATAAAAGTATATAATGACGGACTTTTTGTTAAAGATAATACAGTTTTTTTAAATTCACAACTTGAAAAACAAAAAAATGAAAATGAAAAAGTAATTTCACAAATTAACGACAAAAATGATACACAAGATACACAAATTTCAAGTCTACAAAAATATGCAGCTAAAAATGTAGAATTTTCAGATGCCACAACCGCAGCTATACAAAAATTAAGAGCAAGAATTGATGATATTGAAACAAATGGAGTAAATTCAAGTGGTGGAGCTAGTAATTCAGAACTTAAATCTCTTAAAGAAAGAGTAACAAATCTTGAAAATAAATTTGATACTATAAACAATATTTTAAAATATACTAAAGATAATCAAGAAACTACTAATCAACTTTTAAAAGTTTACAATAACAAAATTGATAACTTAGAAACAAAAGTAAATCAACTATCAAGGCTTACAAGTAGCCTTTCTGATGCCGTACTTGTATTACAACAAAAAATAATCGACTAACAGGAGTTTACAATGGCAAAAAAATTCGTTAGAAATATCACAAATACAAAACTAGAAGGGGCTGACAAAGAGCCTCTTTTTACTAATTTACAAAATGATATATTATCAGATGATAAAAACGCATATATAAGAAATCAAGATGAATATTTCCCAATAACAAAATCTATACTCGATATTAAAAGTCCAAACGGGAGTATAAAGATAAGAAAATATAAAAATACTGTATCTATAGATACCTCCCAATCCGAAGAAATAAAAAATTTATCTAAACCAAAAACTATAACAGTTACTAGACCACTTAAAAAGTCAGAAACCGGCACAGAAATAACTCTATCACTTGACCCAGCAATAACTGAAAAAATAGAAAAAATCAAAGAACCTAAACAAATCGAGATAAAACCTCCACTTACAAAAACAGAAACAGCCACTTCTATAACCCTAGACCTAGACCCAGCGACCAAAGAGAAAATTGGAAAATTCAAAGATCCTAAAAAAATAGAAGTTTCAAAACCTTTAAACATTGCAGAAAATGAAGAAGTTATAAAAATAACAATTGATGACCTTTACTCTCAAATCGAGACCAAAGGGGCAATTAAAAAAGAGAAAACAGAAAAGGGGCTATCCCTTACAGTAGATGAAGTTACACCACCAAAAGAAATACTTGCACTTGATCCGATAAAAAAAGAAGAAACTGATAATGCTATAACCCTATCCATAGACCCTACAAAATTAGGTGCAAACGCTAAACCTATAAGAGTAGCTAACCCGATAATTAAAAGTGAAGATGACGACTATATAAATTTGTCGATTGATAATGAATTTATTACAAGGGCAACAGAAAAAGCAGATAACGGGGGTACTAATATAGAGGTAAAATCCCCACTTGTAAAAACTGAAAATGATGCGGGAATAACTTTATCTATAGAAGAAGATACAAGAAAAGAAAAAGATTTTAAGGTAGTAGCACCGTTAGAACTTGCAGAAGATGAAACTAGAAGAATTGTAAGTTTAAGTGATAGTTTTAAAAATGAGGCTCTAGAAAAAAATAAATTTTCTTATCCATTAGTAAATGATAATGGTACGGTGGGACTTGATAGTGCTTACACGGGTAAGATTTTAAATAGTAATATAAAGGTTAATTCTCCTTTGTCAATGACTGTTAGTGGTAATCAAATAACTATAAGTATTAGTGATTTAGAAAATCTAATAAAATCAGAAATAAAAAAATATATGCAAGCTAACCCAATAGATGCAGGAGAAAAATATACATTTTCTTATCCTTTATCAGTAAGTAATAATAATGTTACTCTTAATAGTGGTTGGGAATCTAACATTAAAAAAGGTATGATTGATAGTGTAAGTAGCTATAGTCCAATATCAACAAGTTTTTATAATAATAAACTAAGCGTTAATACTACAAGTACTTTTGATAGCGAATTTAGTACTTTAAAATCAGATATGGCAAGCCAAAAAGCACTTACTCAAAGTTTAAGTAAAGCAGTAGTAGCACTACAAAAAAAGATTGGATAAAAAATGAGTGATATAATTATAGATATAGACGGAACAAAAAAACGTGCTTTAACAAAATTTACATTTTTTTATAATACCTCAATGGTAAATTTTAATGAAACTATACATTTTAAAAGTAATTTAGAAAGAGATAACTTTTTTTTATACAAGGCAGATTATAAAAGATTAACTTTTGAAACAGATTTTAATTTTATTAGGGATAAAGGGGAAGTTAGGATACCAACAAAAATTGGTGATTATGAAAGATTACAGGGGATAAATTATTGTAGTTTTTACGATATTAAAACGGGCAAAAGATATTATGCTTTTGTGGTTGGAATTAATTATATAAACGCTGGCACAAGTTTAATAAACCTTATTGTTGATCCAATTATGACTTTTACACAAGGTAAAGTGCTAAATAATTTAAAAAATGTCAATGTTATAAGACAACACCTAGAGAAAAAAACATACATGGATAATTTAAAATATCTTAAAAAAAACGATGATATAATAAAAACTTTCACAAAAGGGTACTATTTTGAAAATAGATTGATTTTTAGAGATTTTTATGTTTTACTCCAGTCAAGTGCCGATTTATCCGCTGACTTTGGAAATGAAAATAAACCCCGCATGAAATCAAGTAAAGGGGGGACGTTTGATAATATCACAAGTCCCCTATCTTTATATGTGGTTGATTATGAGAATTTTAATTCTTTTACTGAAAAATTAAGTGTTTATCCATGGATCGCTCAAAACTTAAAAAGGGTACTTTTAATTCCTAAAGATTTTATAAATAAAGATGATTTAGAACCAGTTATAAATGGCTTTGATTATCCTTATCTTTCAAGGCTAAAAAATAACAAAAAATCATCACTAAGTAAAGATTTTTTAAAAAAACTTGATAATTTATCATTTAATTATAATGAACTTTTAAAAACTACAGATTTAAAAGAAGATGAACAACACTTGTTAAGAAATAACTATATAAGTGTGGAGTGTTACAATTACAACGGTGGAGAGCTTATTCCCGACTTATCTGATTTAGATACTAAAACAGGTTTAAAATTTAAAGTTGACAAAATTATAGGATATGAAAATGAAATTGCTTTTTATATTGAAAATATGGGGAAAAATATAGCACCGCTTTTCAATAATAAAAAAGTTGATACAGATATTAACAAATTTGGGATATATCTAAACAACGCTTTGTATTTTAATAGTTTTGATGATATACCAGTTTTAATTGATAACTATAAATTATCTATGGCTAAAAATGCAAATCAAAGAGCACTTGCAGAAAGTAAATTAGTTAGTAACAGAATTAGCAATGTTTTTGATAGCGGTAGTAGTTTACAGTCAAGGTTTTATGATAGCGTAAGTTTATTATCTAATTTAAGTCCTAGAAGTTTACTTGGAAAATTTAACGATGAGTACGAATATTATCGTAGTAAAAAAGCAGAGTACGAAGATATGAAACTTCAAAGTCCTACTATTACAGAACAAACAAATAAAAATAGTTTTAATATTAACAACGGGATTTTTGGGGTAACTATGAAAATAGCTAAACCCGATTATGAAGAAATGAAAATAATAAAAAAATATTATAAAAATTTTGGTTTTAGTTTGCCAGTAAACAATGTAAATATCAATGATATTGAAAGTCAAACACAAATGAACTATTTACAAATCAAGGGAAATTATTTTATTGATAATGTTGACAGTAACTTAATGGAATTATTAAGGATACAACTAGAGCAGGGTGTAAAATTTTGGCATTATGACGGAACTAGCGACTTTAAACCAAATAAGTATAATATTATTTCAAACACTTGGAGGAATTAAAAAATGAAGTGGTATGCTGATTTTAGAAAATTTTTGCCTCAAGATCAACAGTTCCACAATGCACAAATCGTTGCTAATTATTTTATAAAATTAGGGCGGGACAAAAATGCAATTTGTGGACTATTAGGAAATATGTCGCATGAAAGTTCTATAAACCCAAATATGTATGAATACGGTTATAGCTGGGGAGCTAATCGTGGTTTTGGCTTAGTTCAATGGACACCCAGAACTAAATTATCATCATGGTGTGATACCAAGGGGTTAGATTTTAGAAAGGGAGAAAGCCAGCTTGCAAGAATTGAATATGAAATTAACAATGAAATACAGTGGCTAAAAACAAGAGAGTATAATTTTTCTTTTAAAGATTTTAGTAAAAACACGCCAAAACTTGATGTAAATAGACTTACCCACGCTTTTCAAAAAAATTATGAACGTCCAGCAAACCCAATGGCAAGCCTTCCTAAAAGACAAGAATTTGCAAGGCTTTGTTTAAAAAAATTAGATTTTACAGGTGCAAAAGATACTTCTATAAATGTTCCTACAGATGATACACCACCAGTAACGGGGACAAGTACACCAGTAGACGGTGAAAGTATGTCTAAATTTTTTAGCGAGCAATTAGAAAATATTAAAGATAGATTAACAGATGCATTAAGTACTGATTTATATATGTTTGATAATGCTAATTTTTATAGTAACAATTTTTTAACCATATATAAAACGCATGAAAATTTGTACAAAGTAAAACCAACTATAGACCTAGAAAATTTATTTATTGATGCGTATAACGATACTGTTGAAATGATTGGAGATTTAAAAAACAAAGTTGAAAAGCCTAAAAAAGATAACTCTATGTTTAAACCCCCTACTAAACCTATACCCTCTACTCCAATACCTAGTATAAGTAATAACAAAAATATTAACAAAGTTATTGCTAAAGCTATGAGTTATAAATTGGATAGTGTAAAATATAGTATGAATGGTGCAAGGGATATGGTTTCCAGTGGAGATTGTTCAAGTTTTATACAAATTTGTTTTAAAGCAGGGGGGGTTAATGTTGGAAGTTTCACAGGTGCACAATATACATATGCAGTAAATAATAGAAAAATTGTAGTTGACGGAGGAAGTAGCAAAGTTGAAGAAATAGCGGTAAAAAGAAAACCCGGGGACTACATTTTAATGTGCAAACCGGGTGCTGGCAATTTTGGTGGAGGAGGTGCAAGTCATGTTGTATTAGTAGTTAGTGATACAGATATAAGACACCAAACAGCTTACCCAAATTGGTATGGGCCAAAGCAAACAAATTGCAATAATTATATTAGGACTTTAAGAGATAGGGGGTATACAAGATGGTGTTTAGTCCGACCATTTAATTAATATGATTAATGAAATTAAAATAATTTTAATAATACAGCTAATAGATATAGTAATTAAATTACCAATAGTGATAAAAAATAAACAATTAAAATCCACTGCTTCAAGAGCAGGAGTATTTCACAAAACGGGGGAATGGTTAAGTTTACTTCTTTGTTTTGTGTGTGATAATTACTTTAAACTTAATGGGGTATTAATAAGTTTAAATAGTAAATACATTATTTTTTCTGAAATTATATCTTGTATGGAAAATTTACAAGAATACGGTATAAATTTTAATTGGTTGCCAGATACTTATAAAAATAAGCTAAAAGGTACTTAATTCCTTTTAGCTTATAAATTTTCTAAATATTGCTTTTTTACTATCTTTTATATAATTTTCTTCTAGTTTTTCTTGCTTGTCGATTACGGGGTTTTTACCCTCATTTAGTCCAATAAGTCTATTTATTTTTAAATTCATTAATCGATTATCAGATAAAACAAAATCTTTTGAGTAACTATTTTCAAATTTATATATTCCCTTTACATATTTTTTAGCATGATTAGGATCGTAAAATTTATCTTCTAAGTATATACTTTCTTTTTTATTATCCACTTGATAAAAATTATACTGATATTTATCTTCTAATACTGTAATAGATAAAAGTATAATGTTAAGTTTTAGATTATATGTTACCTTTAAATAATTAGATTTAAGTTTAATATTAAATGATTTACCATACTTTGTTAGAGTATTTATATCTTCATCACTTGCAAGGCTAAAATCATTAATAGAAAATTCAGCATAAGTCATACTGTCTTTATCTTCATCAAAAGCCCTAAGATTACGCATTTCATTTACATTCTCATTTTTATTCATTTCTAAAGCTACATTTTTATATATATCTTTTGTGTTTATAGGGTGGTTTTCTAAAGCTTTATATAAATTTAGATTAGCTAAGATTGGACTAGAAAAATTTATAGCGTTACCTAAATAAAGTATTTTAGGTATTTTAATTAAAGGTAAATCATAATTACGATTAACCGAACTATATATCGTTTTTAGCCTATCCCATTCATCAATTAAATAATCATTTTCAAGTGCAAGAAATTCATCATATATAATTAGTGGATAATCACTTAAAAAGTTAGATAAATACTTTAAATTTGTAGCTTCGTTTAGATCTGTTATTATGCCTATTGTTACCCCCTCATAAATAACTGATTTATAAAATTGATTAGAGCCATATACCACTTTTGCACTATCAAGATATTCTGATTTAGATATTATTTTATCTACTAAAGATACATAAGAGTTACGTACAGTAAAATTACGAGATAATAATATAAATTTTATATCAAATTTTACTGCTAAATTTAAAGCAAAATGTATATAATTAAAACTTTTACCGTCCGAACGATTAGATATAGAAATATAGTGATCAAGATTAGGATCTAATAAATTATCCATTAATTTAATTTGATTAAAATTTGAGGGTATAGAATTTTTTCTAAATTTTTCTAAAAAAATATAATATTTTTCATCTTGTTTTTTATTAAATATCATATATAACCTCTATATTGATAATCGTATTTCACAACATTCCAATTATCTTCTCTTGAAATATCATCAAATTTTTTGATTAACTTTTTAAATATATTCATTAACTTTTGCCACGTATTAACATTACGTGTTGATAATTCCATTGTTTGATAACGGTTTATAAAGTTATAGTTACTGTTTACTTTTAAGTTATTCCAAAAACTGCTAAAGGTGGATAGTACTTTATAGTACGCCCCACCATTTATTATACTTCTTACATCAAGCCATGAAACTTTTAAATTTCTATTTATAACGCTTGATGATTGCATTATATCATCAAAAGAAAAAAGATCTAAAATTTTATAAAATTCTTGTAATTCCCTTTGCCTTTCATCTTCAAAAGTATTATAATCAAAAGTAATATAAGGATAATCATTAATCATAATTTATACTTGACAAATCAAAATCTATGTCTATGTTATCACGTTCAATATTTACTATATTTATGCTATTAAAATCTATATCTTTATATCTTGATACATATCTTTTAGCTTTTTCTTTTTTTAAGTAGCCAAAAGCTGGAACCCTTAAAGATGACACCAAAGAATAATCTTCACTTACTGAATAATATATTGTTGCTATTGGTAAATTAAATTTCATTTTTATCACTCCTAACTAAAAGTAACCCATTGTTTAATTGGTTGTGTTGTTGTTCTATATGCAAAGTAACGCAATTCACCTTTATAAGTCATATATTCACACCAACGATACCCTTCATTTTCAAATACACGTCTATAAATTAAATGCATTTTAGGATAATACCTACCAGTTATTTTTCCAGTTTTAACACTTGGTGCTGTCCTTATATTTGTAGTTGCCAAAAATGTAGCTTTCCCACGTTCATTTTTGATAAACTTTGCTTTACTTGTTACTTGATTATAATTTGATTTATTTTCTGTTTTATTATTTTGTTTAAGCCTAAAATATCTTTCTTTATAACTTCTCTTTCTACTAAGTACACTATTTACATTATCTATTGTTATACCATTATTACGGTAATTGCAATGTATAATTTTCCCATGTCCTAAAAAAATACCAGTATGACCACCAGCACCATACGAACGACCTTGTTCACCTAAAATAAAAATATCTCCACGTTTTACTTCACTAATATCATATATTTCAGTAAAAATCTTACCGTTAAGCTGGTATAATGTTTCTGTGTTACCTATTGGAATAGATTGGGGTATAAAACCACCAGCCTTTAAAGCAAAATACACAGCAGATGAGCAATCAAGATTGGGATTTAAAAATCTATCACTGCCCATGGAGTATCTAACATTAGATACCCCTTTCTTGTGATCTTGCATAAATTGAATAGTTTTTTCAATACTAGACAACCAAATCCCCCCCATCTTTTGTTTCTTTTCCAGTAAATGGGTTAAAAGGTGCAATAAATTCTAATTGTTTCATGTCATTTATACCTATTGATAGAAGCCTAAAAAATCGTTGATTACCGTGTTCTTTACTTACTCCTTTTGATATACAAATATCAACATTATCATTAGTAACATAATTTTTAGTATTACTGTCAGCAGATGATTTCAAATTATATCTAACATCATTATTAAATACTGTTATTTTTTCTGGTGTAGGTACAATAATAAAATTTTGATTATCTTCTTTACTTGTATAAATAGTTAAACCAAAATCATTTGCTTTTTTGAACTCTTCTTCATTTTCAAGAACAATATAAGTTGTCTTTCCATCTCTTTCAAAATCTGATTTATTTGTAGTTGCTAAAATCTTTCCTACTAAATTAATTGTTTCCATTTTTAAATACTCCTTTTTATTTATATTCTTATTATACCACTTTTAAAAATTTTATGCAAAGATTTTTTACACTCTTTGCCATATTTTATTATTATATGTTATATATTCTTTGCCACTTCTTAATTCTTTGCCATTAGTTGTATTCCCAAATTCCACTATCTCATCATAATTATTATTGATATAGCTTTGATCATCCCAATAATAAAGTACTGTTAACATTTTAAATTGATAATATGTGTCTAAATACCCTTGCTTTTGCCCCTCCATTTCATACTCTAATATAGTTATATATGCACCCGATTTATGCTTATATATGCCTAATTCTTTTTCATTTAATAGTTTTATATAATCCATATCCATATAGTCGCTAAAACTTATATACTTCATATTATAATCCTAACTATATACATAATCTTTTACTTGAGAGATGACATCATCTATTACATAAAAAACATTTTCATCTTTCCATTCTTCTAAATCTATATTGTACTCTTTAAATAATTCATCATATACTTCTTGGTCTACGTCATCCCAATTTTCTAATTCATCTATATATAAAAGTAAATCTCTAGCTGTCAATCTTATATAATTATCATCTAAGTTAATATAACAACCTAAAACAACTTTATTTATATCTGTATTTAAATATACATCTAATAATCTATCCATATTTTATTCCTTTCTTATTTTCTATATTATTATAATACTACTTATTTAAAATTTTGTCAAATATATTTTTTAAGTTTTTACCCCCTTATTTATTTGTTATATTAAGTATACTACTTTTTTAAAAAT